CTTAAGGATCTCGGTAAGACGAAAGCCAAATAAACTTGCACAAACACCGAGATCACCAATCATCCGTGGATACTTTCTCGGTTTGGCCATTTCGTCACATTTCATTTTGTATTTCACCCATTTAACCCACCCCAAGTCTGTAACCATCAGTCCTGTATCAATAAGATCCTTCCAAGCTTGAATGCGTAGCAATCTTTTCTCATGCGGGTCAGCATGGTGGGCATACGCCTCACCCTCAACATCCCCAAACTCTGAAAAATACTGCTCATACTGGGCTCGCAAAAAACTGACGAATCCATTATTGACAGTCAAGAAGTTAGCTTGATCACGAAACAACTTTTCGTGATACCCTGGCACCTCAGGACGACGTTTAGACGTTAATCTTCTGAGGGCCAACCGTACATTATGGTCACTCTCAGCGTACACAACACCATTATGTGCTACGGATGGACCAAAATTCGTTCGGTAACGCTTATCCCACTTCTTGTGGTCACCTGACGGAAAACAGATCTCCCCATTCTTCCAAAACCTCTTCCCTCGAGTACAAATAAAATCCCCATTGTACTCAAAGGGATCATCGACCTTACACTCAACCACGTCCATCCGAAAGGGGCCATCGCATCGAATTGATGCGTTTATAGCCCCACACTCGGAAAAGCCGGCCGTACACGAGGTAATCCTGGTAGGACAAGCATATTCGCAATATCCTGTCGCACCATCTGATTTATGACTGCGTCAATTGAATTTGAATACACAGTGGCATCAATGGCCCAAACATCGGCCCAACGACGCCCCTGTGGATCAGTCAACATATTCAAGACCCAGTCTACCCCTTTCCGAGCTGACAAAACTGACGTGTTATCTTCGCGAACAACGGTCAATGCACGAACTTCTTGACGCGCGAGGAGAACTCGAACCATCTCCCCGTACACACGAGCTCGTTTAGCCATATTATACATGTTCCTCAAATATTGCACAGTTGTATTCAACCGCTTCTGACGGCCAAAAAGATGACGACTCCACTTAAACCGGAGTCTCGGCTCATAACTGGGAATGAGTTCCTCAACCTCAGCAATGAACTCACGTCTCCAATCATTAACCAAAAACTCATCTTCTTGAACAACACATGGAGTATGTTTGAGCAGGTGGAAACAACAATTACAACATGATGCCTGCGGTTCGTCCCCCTTGAGATAAATAATCCTGTCGATCAAAGTTAAAGGATTAGCAATATCAACAACAAACTTTGGGTCCACATTTGGAACAGGACCAACAACGACAGGTTTAACTGGCTTTGGGGGGACGACCGGAGGTACTCGCGGCACCAACAACGGGCGAGGCGGCAACTTAGGTCCCACGACTGGCGGCAACCCAACGGGTGCCAACACAGACTTCAGTGGAACTGGCGGCCTAGGTCCAACAGGCATAGGTAAAATTGGAACAACCGCAACAGATGGCAATGGCGGTATAACTGGCTTAGGAGGTTTCTTAGGATTGAGAGGCTTGACGGAAGGATCGGGCAAAGGGTACTTAGAATCAACAGGTTTAGGAGGGATATCAACAACGCCGTGCCCACTCCAAGGGTGGAGGCAATCAGTGCAACCATCCGGGTAAGATTTGATATTAGTCGCATCACCAGGGGTGTCACACATGTCATTACGTTTAGCACACATGGCGCAATAATTGAACCCTTTACCAGATGGGTGTTCTGGCAAC